CTGTTACCGTTCGACTTGCATGTGTTAGGCCTGCCGCCAGCGTTCAATCTGAGCCATGATCAAACTCTTCAATTTAAAAGTTTGATGCTCAAAGAATTAAACTTCGTAATGAATTACGTGTTCACTCTTGAGACTTGGTATTCATTTTTCGTCTTGCGACGTTAAGAATCCGTATCTTCGAGTGCCCACACAGATTGTCTGATAAATTGTTAAAGAGCAGTGCCGCTTCGCTTTTTCTCAGCGGCGCGGGGTGTGCATAATACGCTTTCCCGCTACAGAGTCAAGCATTTATTTTTGCTTTCTCTGCCGGAATTCTCAGGAGAACCCCGCTGACCCGGCGGCGTGTTTGCCGTTGTTCCGTGTCAGTGGTGGCGCATTATAGGGAGTTATTCCGGCCTGACAAGCGAAAAATATAAAAACTTTATCGTTCGCTCACTTTTCAGGCAAAACATCTTAAATATAGTCTTTTCCGTCTAACTTATAGACAAAAACGAGCCCCGAAGGGCTCGTTTTATCATTTACTGGACGGCGACAATCCGGTCTTCATTAACTTCCAGGCGAATCACTTTACCCGGAACCAATTCACCAGACAGTATTTGCTGTGCCAGCGGGTTTTCGATCTGCTGCTGGATAGCACGTTTCAAAGGACGTGCACCATAGACTGGATCGTAACCGTTCTCGCTCAGCAGTTTCAGCGCCTCGTCAGAAATGTGGATTTCATAACCACGTTCTTCCAGACGTTTGTACAGACGTTTCAACTGAATCTGCGCAATCGAGGCAATGTGCTGTTCACCCAGCGGATGGAAGACCACCACTTCATCAATACGGTTAATGAATTCCGGACGGAAGTTATGGCTTACCACACCGAGCACCAGCTCTTTCATGTGCGCATAATCCAGTTCACCGAAGCGTTCCTGAATCAAATCGGAACCGAGGTTAGAGGTCATAATGACAACCGTATTACGGAAGTCGACCGTTCTCCCCTGCCCGTCAGTCAGACGACCATCATCCAGTACCTGCAACAGAATGTTGAAGACATCCGGATGCGCTTTTTCCACTTCATCCAGCAGGATGACGGAATACGGACGACGACGCACAGCTTCGGTCAGGTAGCCACCTTCTTCATAACCGACATATCCCGGAGGCGCACCAACCAGACGAGACACCGAGTGTTTCTCCATAAACTCGGACATATCGATACGGACCATCGCCTCGTCGCTATCAAACATAAAGTTCGCCAGCGCCTTACAAAGCTCAGTTTTCCCCACACCCGTTGGGCCGAGGAACAGGAATGAACCAATCGGGCGATTTGGATCCGCCAACCCCGCACGGCTACGGCGAATAGCGTTAGATACCGCATCAACCGCTTCGTTCTGACCAATGACGCGATGGTGCAGTTCTTGCTCCATACGCAGCAGTTTTTCGCGCTCGCTTTCCATCATGCGAGAAACCGGAATCCCCGTCCAACGCGCCAGCACTTCAGCAATTTCGGCGTCGGTCACTTTATTACGCAACAGACGCATAGTTTTGCCTTCGAGCTGCGTTGCGGCTTCCAGTTGCTTTTCCAGTTCCGGGATTTTGCCGTATTGCAGTTCAGACATCCGCGCCAGGTCCCCCACACGGCGAGCCTGTTCAATAGCGATTTTCGCCTGTTCCAGTTCCGCTTTAATGGTCTGCGTACCAGAAAGCGATGCCTTCTCTGCTTTCCACTCTTCTTCTAACTCGGAGTACTGACGTTCTTTGTCGCTCAGTTCTTCGTTGAGCATATCCAGGCGTTTTTTACTGGCTTCATCAGACTCTTTCATTAACGCCTGTTGTTCCAGTTTGAGCTGGATGATACGACGATCGAGTCGGTCGAGTTCTTCTGGTTTTGAGTCAATCTGCATACGAATGCTGGATGCTGCTTCATCGATCAGGTCGATGGCTTTATCCGGCAGCTGACGGTCAGCAATGTAGCGATGAGACAACGTCGCCGCTGCAACAATTGCCGGGTCAGTAATTTGCACATGGTGGTGCAATTCGTAACGTTCTTTCAGGCCACGCAGAATCGCAATGGTATCTTCAACAGAAGGCTCGGCAACAAACACTTTCTGGAAACGACGTTCCAGCGCAGCATCTTTTTCGATGTACTGGCGATATTCGTCAAGCGTCGTGGCACCTACGCAGTGCAATTCACCACGCGCCAGCGCCGGTTTCAGCATGTTTCCGGCGTCCATTGCGCCATCGGCTTTACCCGCGCCGACCATGGTATGTAATTCGTCGATAAACAGGATGACGTTGCCTTCCTGTTTGGCAAGATCGTTAAGCACGCCTTTTAAACGTTCTTCAAACTCACCGCGATATTTCGCCCCAGCCACCAGCGCGCCCATATCCAGCGCCAGTACGCGGCGGCCTTTCAATCCTTCCGGCACTTCGCCGTTGATAATACGCTGCGCCAGACCTTCAACGATGGCAGTTTTACCGACGCCGGGTTCACCAATCAGTACCGGGTTATTTTTAGTACGACGTTGCAGCACCTGAATGGTACGGCGAATTTCTTCATCACGACCAATCACCGGATCGAGTTTGCCCTGTTCGGCTCGTTCGGTAAGGTCGATGGTATATTTTTTCAAAGCCTGACGTTGGTCTTCAGCACCTTGATCGTTCACGCTTTCACCTCCACGCATTTGTTCAATCGCTTGAGTAATGTTGGCGGTGGTCGCCCCTGCTGCTTTCAGGATGTCGGCCAGCGTGCCGCGAGACTCAAGTGCCGCCAGAACGAACAGTTCTGACGAGATAAAGTTATCACCACGTTTTTGCGCCAGCTTGTCGCAAAGATTAAGAACGCGCACCAGATCCTGTGATGGCTGGACATCACCACCAGTACCTTCAACCTGCGGTAAACGATTTAATGCCTGATTGATATCTGTGCGCAACTGGCCAGCATTTATGCCAGCGGATGTTAATAAAGGACTAACCGAACCCCCTTCCTGATTCAGCAGGGCGCTCATTAAATGAAGTGGTTCGATAAATTGGTTGTCGTGCCCGAGTGCAAGTGATTGGGCATCGGCAAGAGCAAGCTGGAATTTATTAGTAAGACGATCCAGACGCATAACTCCTCCCATAACGGATCAAAGTTGCTACTGGAGATTAAATGAGGTCATCCCTCAATTATTCAAGGTTATTGACCAGATTAATGTGAAAAGAAAATCACGCGTACCGGATCGTCTTGATTCTTTAGGTTATATCAGCCAAATGAAACTTGCCATACGACCGGTGGTCTTGTCGCGACGATAAGAGAAGAAAGTCTCATTTTCCGTATATGTACAACGGTCGCCGCCGAAAATTTGCTCAACACCCACGTTCGCCAGACGCTGCCGGGCAAGCTGATAAATATCCGCCAGATACTTATCACCATGCTGAATGAAAGCTGCACTTGCTTTAGCGTCTACTGCCATAAACGCCTCGCGAACCTCCACCCCCACTTCGAACGCGCGTGGACCAATTGCCGGCCCTAACCAGGCGAGAATATTTTCCGGATTATCAGCAAAACAGGAAACCGTCTCTTCCAGCACGCCTGCGCACAGTCCACGCCAGCCAGCATGAGCGGCGGCGACTTCCGTTCCCGCTCGATTGCAAAACAGCACAGGGAGGCAGTCGGCAGTCATCACTGCGCAAACCGTGCCGGGCGTATTGCTATAAGAGGCATCTGCTCGTTTTGAGGCATAAGGTTCGCCAGTAAGCTTAAGCACATCTTTGCCGTGTACCTGCTCAAGCCAGACCGGTTTAGAAGGCAAATTGCCCGCAGCAAAAAGTCGCTTGCGATTCTCCTCAACGTGATCCGGGTTATCGCCACAATGGGCACCGAGGTTGAGCGAGTCATACGGGGGCAAGCTCACGCCGCCGATACGAGAAGAGCTACAGGCCGCAACACCTTTTGGTAGCGGCCACTGCGGGACAATCAGCTTACTCATAACCAGTCCACTTCATCCTTATGCTCTTCGAAATCGGCGCGCATCACCTCAATCAGCTCCACCATATCTTGTGGAATAGGCGCATGCCATTCCATTTCGATGCCGGAGATCGGGTGATAAAGACGCAGCATGGTTGCATGAAGCGCCTGGCGGTCAAACTTACGCAGCATGGAGATAAATGCTTCCGAAGCACCTTTTGGCGGACGCGGACGGCCACCATAAACCGGATCGCCCACCAGCGGATGAGTGATATGGGCCATATGCACGCGGATCTGGTGCGTACGTCCAGTTTCCAGACGCAACCGCAGACGCGTGTGCACACGGAAGTGTTCCATGATGCGATAGTGAGTCACCGCCGGTTTGCCCATCGGATGCACCGCCATGTGAGTACGTTTGGTCGGGTGGCGGCTGATGGGTTCATCTACTGTACCGCCAGCGGTCATATGACCAATCGCCACCGCTTCATACTCACGAGTAATTTCACGCCGTTGCAAAGATTCGACTAAACGCGTCTGAGCCGGAACGGTTTTTGCCACAACCATCAGGCCAGTGGTGTCTTTATCCAGACGATGGACGATGCCCGCACGTGGTACATCGGCAATGGGCGGATAGTAATGAAGCAACGCATTCAGTACCGTGCCATCCGGGTTACCCGCGCCAGGATGTACCACCAGGTCGCGCGGTTTATTAATGACGATGATATCTTCATCTTCATAGACGATATCCAGCGGGATATCCTGCGGTTCAAAACGCGCTTCTTCTTCAATCTCAGCGTTGATGGCAACCTGCTCGCCACCCAATACTTTTTCTTTCGGCTTATCACAAACTTTGCCGTTTACCAGCACGCGCTGGTCGAGGATCCATTCTTTTATTCGCGAACGTGAATAATCCGGGAACATTTCGGCCAAAGCCTGATCTAAGCGTTGACCGAGTTGGTTTTCGGACACCGTTGCAGTGAGCTGTACTCGTTGTGCCATATATACTGCTTCTTCGTTTATCGTTGGGGTTTTACGGCTTTGCCGTTTAATATAGTGTGCTATTGTAGCTGGTCTTAACCGGGAGCAGGAACAGAGAATCTCCCGTATTACATTTTGAGGAAAGTCAAAACGTCATGACGCGCATGAAATATCTGGTGGCAGCCGCCACACTAAGCCTGTTTTTGGCGGGTTGCTCGGGGTCAAAGGAAGAAGTACCTGATAATCCGCCAAATGAAATTTACGCGACTGCACAACAAAAGCTGCAGGACGGTAACTGGAGACAGGCAATAACGCAACTGGAAGCGTTAGATAATCGCTATCCGTTTGGTCCGTATTCGCAGCAGGTGCAGCTGGATCTCATCTACGCCTACTATAAAAACGCCGATTTGCCGTTAGCGCAGGCTGCCATCGATCGTTTTATTCGCCTTAACCCGACCCATCCGAATATCGATTATGTCATGTACATGCGTGGCCTGACCAATATGGCGCTGGATGACAGTGCGCTGCAAGGGTTCTTTGGCGTTGACCGTAGCGATCGCGATCCTCAACATGCACGAGCTGCGTTTAGTGACTTTTCCAAACTGGTGCGCGGCTATCCAAACAGTCAGTACACCACCGATGCCACCAAACGTCTGGTATTCCTGAAAGATCGTCTGGCGAAATATGAATACTCCGTGGCCGAGTACTATACAGAACGTGGCGCATGGGTTGCCGTCGTTAACCGCGTAGAAGGAATGTTGCGCGACTACCCGGATACCCAGGCTACGCGTGATGCGCTGCCGCTGATGGAAAATGCATACCGTCAGATGCAGATGAATGCGCAAGCTGAAAAAGTAGCGAAAATCATCGCCGCAAACAGCAGCAATACATAACAGAAACCTGAAATACAAAACGGCAGCCCTTGAGCTGCCGTTTTTTTATTCTGTTAGTTGTGAAACTGAAGCGATTTAGTCACTATCGATCTCATCAAATATGGCTCGCTTTGAGATATTCCTCAAGTAAAAAAACACCTCTTCCTGCGATTTCTCACAAAAAAGATTCGTTGACAAAAAGTGACAAAATTATGAGATTCCCATCACACATTTTGACATCAGGAGCGGTATGCTGAATTCACCAAGACGGGAAGACAAGAGGTAAAATTTATGACAATGAACATTACCAGCAAACAAATGGAAATTACTCCGGCCATCCGCCAACATGTCGCAGACCGTCTCGCCAAACTGGAAAAATGGCAAACACATCTGATTAATCCACATATCATTCTGTCCAAAGAGCCACAAGGGTTTGTTGCTGACGCCACAATCAATACACCTAACGGCGTTCTGGTTGCCAGTGGTAAACATGAAGATATGTACACTGCAATTAACGAATTGATCAACAAGCTGGAACGGCAGCTCAATAAACTGCAGCACAAAGGCGAAGCACGTCGTGCCGCAACATCGGTGAAAGACGCCAACTTCGTCGAAGAAGTTGAAGAAGAGTAGTCCTTTATATTGAGTGTATCGCCAACGCGCCTTCGGGCGCGTTTTTTGTAAAGCTAACAAATTGTTTCTATTAGCTTATTTCTTGTAAACATCCACAAACTGTCCACATCAGTAAGGATAGACAAGCCCGCAAAAAAATGCGGGCTTTGTCTTATGTAGTCGAAATGGTTGTGGTAATAGTCCCCCGAAGCCGCTGCGCTGCTACCTCAAAATAATGATCACTGGTTTCTATACCAATAAATTTTCGCCCTGCTTTCAGTGCAGCCACACCCGTTGTTCCTGACCCCATAAAGGGATCAAGGACTGTTCCGCCACTATTCGCAGTTCTGACCAGCTCTGCCATTAGTTCTTCTGGTTTTCCGGTCGGGTGCATTTTCTTTGACGGGATAACCGGGAACGTCATGCAGCCGTCGAACGGCCCCGAAGGCGATTTATCTAAATGGCCTTTGCTGCCCCAGACAATGTATTCGCACTGATGCCGGAAATACCCGGTATGGGGTGTTCGTGACCCCCTCCCCTTGTTCCACGCAATGATGCCGCGCCATGTAAAGCCACTGGCCTGAAACGCATCGGTTAAAGCTGGTAGTTGTCGCCAGTCAGTAAATACCAGGGCATAACCGCCCGGCCTGACTGCGCGGTGTGCCTGTGCCATCCATAATTGTGTCCAGTAAGCCCACGAACGGGCGTCCATGTTTTCACCCGCGAACCCATCAAAGCGGTGAAGGTTCTCGCCGTTCAGATATTTTGCATGGCTGCCCTGGTTGGTGCGTCCGGCCTTGTGTGTCGCACCCGAACTGTAAGGTGGGTCAGTGATTAAGGCATCAATGCTTTCTGGCTCAATCAGCGGCAATATTTCCAGCGCATTCCCACGACAGAGCGTGGCATTGTCAGTCTGATAAACCTTGGTGTGTTCCGGTGTATGTGCTGGTTGGTGCTGGATTGCGATCCCCACGGTCATAACTCCTCATGTGTGTGGGGTGCTCAATGGCTCTCGTTATCTGGTTAAGTGTTTTGCAGCGCGGACATTTTATTTCAATGTAGTGAAATGAGGCGCGGGCAAGTAGTTTGTTGCAATTTTTGCATCGTACATTTTGCGTCATTTGCGGCACCTCTTGTGTGGTTACTGCTGCCGATATGATAACAAATCGATCGTTTTTATCGATCGGATTTATTGCATCGATCTGTCATGCCTATTGCTTACGAATAGTGTCACCCTCATTTGTGAGGGCAACAAAAAGAAAACCCGCAGTTTTTACGCTGCGGGTTTGTTGTTCATGTCTGTGAGATAGGGTGCCACTTCAGCCAACCTTAGCAACCGATTGACGGGGGATTACTCCCCCGTCGCGGTTTCCTTACTGCTTACACTGTAAGAACGCCGCAAACTCCGCTCCCCAGAAGCTCATCCGTATCTCGCACAGCGAACCGTGCAGCATCCAGATGATGAGGATTGCCGTCACGCAGAACGTGATGGCTATAAGCGATTTTTGCGACATAGCACTTGCTCCTTTTTTTGCAAAGGCGCTAAGCTCTTGCCCGCTTATTGATTACGTTGTGAAACGCCCAGAGTTGAACATAAGGTTTAGTTGGGCCTTTTTACATCTGGCCTTCGTGTTTGCTGTCCAGCCATCAGTCGAAAGGTGTCCGCGTGAATTCTAGCCTGCTTTTTTTTCTTGCTTCAATACGTTGACTAATTTCAACACTCTGTTGTGCATATCCTGAACGCAGACATTATTCAGTCACGCATTTGATACATGCTTCCGCCGGCGTTCGCGCCGTTTTTTTCGCCCTGTTGCTGTGTAGATCGTCATGCGTGATCGAGGCGCGGTATTGATCCTTTTTTCAGTTTAATTTTGACTCTTAATTTTACGCAGGCCGCGCCGCGTCTGGCTTCGTTGTTTGACGATTTTTTGATGCGATCCTTTCGTGATCGTTTCTCGTCTCACGTAAAGCATGAAAACTCTTTTAATATCAGTCTGTTTTCTTTCTCCTGCCATTTATGAGATCGTAAAAACCCCTCTAAAAACTGCAAAAAATTTCAAAGCGTGAAATTTCAGATCTTCGCTTTTCCCTCAGTTGCTGCGCGGGCTGGCGGTCATTTTTGCACGGCAGAAAACTGAAAAACTGTTTCGACACGAAACCCGCGGGTTGGAGGGGGTAGCGCGGTTTACGTCACCTCACGCTTTACGTCACACCGTTTACGCGGTGTGCGCATACAGCGCCAGAATGGCACGCAGAACGCATTAATCAGGTGGCAGATATGAAAACGCACGACCGGAGCCGTGCGTTGCGTGATGGGCGTTTATGGGGGGGTATGCCCGGTGATCAGGCGATAAGGTCACCGTATTTTTCGCGCAGGCTCGTAGCCTGTTTGGCGTCTGCGGCAAGTTCGCTGTTGTTTGTTGGTGCGCCGGTGTTGCTGTGGGTGTGGTTTGCAGTGTGTGTGGCCAGCAACTGAACCAGATCCAGAATATCAATCAACAACGTCAGCAGATTAAGTCCGGATTTTTCCCGTGAGCCACCGCGACCAATAAATACTGTCGGGGCTGTAAACTCCAGACCACCGTCCGCCCGGCATGTTCTGCGGCCTCCCACGTTTTCAGTAAGGTCGCGCTCAATCGTGGATGTCGCCCCTTTGAGTTTAGTCAGCAAATCCTGCGCTACCATCTGGATATGCTCACCGGCTGCGATCGCATAATGACCAGTAGTAATGTGTTCTGTCTGGCCTGTCATCAGCTTGCTGGTTCCCAGAACGCTGGTTATGTCGTTTGCCTGTACTGTTGTTGTTCTGGTTGTTGTTGTGCGTTCTTCCTGATCGCTGTTAATGGTTCGTCTGGCTGAATGCTCCCTGATTTGCTGATCGGTTTCTCTGTGCCAGCTTCCGTCAGTCGTGACGCGCTGAAACACTTCTGCGCGCTGTTGCTGCAGCTGTTCGCCGGGCTTTACATCAGGCAGGTTATGGCCAGCGGGTAAGATTTGCCTGATAACGGGTTTGTCCGGACGTCCTTCAATGTTGGATATTTCCACGATGGTGCCTGCCGGTGGGTAGGCAAAACATCCCGCCTCACTGCCAGCCATGGGGACGGGGAGCGGTACTGCCGGGTAAACGGGCGTGTCGCTTTTATCGTTGCCGTTCTCATCAAGCAACTGCACATCGACGGCGTAGCGTGGGCGGAAACTGTCGGCCACGTCGCCCAGGGTGGTGGGCTCCGTTGGCGCAATGACGCGCGCCAGCCGGGTATGTAGCGTACCGCTGGCCAGTTCTGGGAACTGTGTTTCCATTTGTCTGCGTAATGGTGATTTGGAAACAGGGGTACCCGTGGCGGTAAGGCGCTCCCATGTCAGGGTCATTTTCTCGTTGTTGAGGGCTACACGGGTAATGCGCCCGGCCGGTAGGTTCACGCCCGGTCGCACAGTTTCCATAAACATGATGTCGATGCTGTTTCCGCCGCTTTGCCCGAGTGTGTACTGTTGCGGAATATCCGGCATTGTAATACTGGCAAATCGTGAATCAGCTGCGCTTCCCACAAATACAGAACCGTCCGGCATAGGGTGCCAGACGTAATCGCTGATACTGAATGCTCGCCCCAGTTGGCTGAGCAGTTGTGCTCCGCTGCCGCTGTGGGTGATGTAGGGAGTTGGTATACTGGCATAATCCGCATCCGGAGTGATAAAAACGATACCGCTTTGTCGCCCCAGATTATCGAGTACCCCCCGCAACGTCGGGTGTTGCATGGAGCAAGGGAAATCAAAATCCAGCACAGCAGCCGCTTCACGAATAAAAAGGCGACGTGAGCCATTTTCAGCAGGTTGATCGCGCTCAATGTAGCCGGAGAAATAGCGCCATGCTTCACCGTCACGGCCGAGATCAATTTGTACCATTGCGCCGGCAAGGCTGTGTTCGGGTGACAGATTGTTAACAGAAATGAAGCCACGACCGGCAGCATTCAGGGTAAGAACAAGGCTTATATCGGCAATTTCCACCCGTTCGCCATTAATCATGCAGCGTTGTATCAATTTCATGTTTTCCCTTCCTCTTTCACGCTCCCGATGCCAACAGCATCCAGACCAGAGCCAACGGCATCATTGATTTTTTTCCAGAACGAACTTTGCGTATTCATGCCTTTGTCTGGTACCTGTTCGCTGCCATTCTGGGTCTGCTGTCTGGCGATGGTTTTCTGCGAACCGCTGCGTGCGGATGCTTTCTCTGGCACGCTTAATTTTTCCCTGAGAGTAAAGGTGATCTGCCAGTGCATTTTTCCCTGTTGTTCCGTGGCATCAATGCCACCAGAAAACACCCCCTGTCGCATATTGATTGCCTTCGCGGTAGCGTTAGCAATGCGATATGTTTTTTTAGCACCGTTGCTTTCTGTTGCCTCCGCAAGCTGAAAAATACGGGTCAGAATAGCTTCATCGTTAAAATCAATAACCCCCGACACGCGCAGCTCTTTAGCCTTGTTTCCCTGCTGGGCGCTCGTGGTGCTGGTTGACTGTCCGGACATATCTTTGTCCGGTAGTTGCATGGTGGCGCTGACGGTGATGTTACGCAGCAGAATGGCTTCCCCGTCAAGCGCAAGGACAATCATCTGGGTCATGTAGTGCTTCCCTTAGTGATGAGAGATTATCGCCGACGAACAGCATCACTGCTGTAAAAACCCACTCGGGGTGTGGGATGTTTTTTTGTATCAGCACTGCAGCCTGGCTAAGGGCTCCCTTGTAGCAAAAGCGCCACACCGGGCAAACTTTTTGCCGGAGTGCGGCCTGCTGATCAGCGATTTCCTGTAAGGCTTTATCTCTCGCATTCATGAACTGATGCAGCGATGATGACAATGTTTCCGGTGATGTGGCGGCAGGAGTGGCTGCCTGTGCAATGGTTGCTGCCAGCGACATGCTGCGAGTGGTCTGTGTCGACAGCATTATCGGTTCCGGAAGTGATGTTGCCGGTCTGGCGGGGATTTGCATTCTGCTGATGGCCAGTGAAAGTTGACTGGAAATCATGCGGGACATTCGCCCCACCTCTGGCAATGGAAATGCGCCTGAAAATTGCCTGGCGAGTGATAAAAACTCGCCAGCAGAAGGAGCGCAAAACAACAGCGCCACAATGTCTTTTTCTGTGCTTTCTTTCAGGTAGGGTAAAAGTGCAGATACAGCATTTTCGGGGCTGAGATAACGCCCCGATGGTTTGATGTTTCCGGTATTTTCTGACCACGGATGAAGACAAACCACAGAACATTTAATGTTTATGGCAGACGGACGTAAAATTACCTCTTTCCATTTCATTCTGCTTTGCCCACCTGAAATGCCCTAATTGCAGCAATGTTATTCAGTGTGGCCAGCGTGTTTTTCATCTCACGCTGGCGCAGGTAAATCTCATCGTTGCGTGCAGCCTGAGCCTGCACCATTGCCGTAAGTAGTTCTTCCAGCTTTTGTTGTGACAATTTAATTTGTTGGTTATTTGCATCACTCCATACTGTGGCATTGTGTGCCACACCAGATTTTGCTGCCATCACTGCCGGGAATAAGCGTTCCAGTGAGGATTTTCCTCCATTCCATGTGCTGCTGTTCCATTCGAATGTGAACGGCTGCGCCTCCTGTTCTGTTCGCCAGCGCCTGATTTCCTCTTTTTTCAGTTCTTTTTCTTTGTCCAGCATCTCTGCTGTTACAGTGAAGGGGATGATTTCACCAAACTCACCGCTCATCAGTGTTCCCCATACCCGCTGGCCTGATGCAGCAGAATCATTTTCCACTGCACGATAAGGAATATAATCAGCCCGCCCTTCAAACAACACTTCACAGGAAACAGACCCGTCTTCCAGGTATTTCATCGCCTTTATGTCGATTATTTTCATTATTCTGCCCTCATCACCAGGCAAATCCACCAGGCATTGGCTTTATTCCCACAGTTCAGACTCTGACTGGAGCCATTCAGAATAAAATAGGACCCCGGCAATAACCCGTACATCATCGATACGTTGTAAACCGATGCCGCTGCGCACGGATTACCATTGTTCTCAAACATAAGCGATACATGCCGTAACTTTTCGCCTGATATCCTGTCCCCACGCTTATGTGAGGCAAGGTCAGCGACAGATATTGCTGCCAGTGTGACTCCGTCAATCCCCGGGTTTCCCCAGAAGTCAGCAGAGCGTAATCCCTTCGCGCTGAGATTTCCCCAGCCAGCCAGACCGGCTCCGGCACTGGTCCATTTCAGCCAGTTGATAAACATTTCTCCCTTCTTACTCATGAAAATAATGAGCTTGTCTGCACGCGATTGCGAAGACGAGGAGGCTGTATCCGGAATAATAATTTCAACAATCCCTTCCAGACGATTTTCCTTGTCAATAATCTGAGGCGCGCTATATGAAGTACCGTCTCCTACCGCATACCGGCCCGGTGGTGTAGTGGATACCCAGGAAATAAAATCAGCAGGGCCGTTTTCTCCCCTGAAAATGACTTTGTCTTCATGTCGGTAATATCCTCCATATCCCAGCGTCCCCGGAATGGCCACCACGCCTTCGCTGCGGTCATAAATATTATTCTGTGGCACCACAGTGTCTGACCTTTCCAGCTCAAGCACTCTGCGCATATCTTCCGGTGTGGCCTGTGCCAGCAGTGAACGGGCTTCTGGCGTCAACCGTGTCAGCGATGCGTTCCCGTCCGAATCAAAGTACAGAAGATTATCTGCCTGAGCGTTTAACCTGCTGATGGCGGTTAAAACATCACTAAGTGGCTGTTTGCCTGCAAGCGCGTTAGTGACCGTCGTTGCAAAATTCGGGTCACTGCCCAGCGCCGCTGCCAGCTCATTCAGTGTGTCAAGGGCTTCCGGAGATGAGCCAACCAGTGCAGCGAGCAGTTTGCGGACAAACGCCGCGTTCGCCATCTCCAGCCCGACCGCATCATCCGGTGGGGTTGGTGTGGTTGGCGTACCGGTGAACGCCGGGCTGTTCAGCGGCGCGCGGGTTTCAATCAGCGCCCTGAGTGAAGCCTCGTTGACTTTCAGGTTTTCCCAGCCAGTCAGCAATCCATTTCCTGTACTCCAGTAACGGTTGTAATAAATATCACCGTTAATGCCATAGAAAATAATGGCCTTTGCTGTATGTGGTGGCAGAGGTGTGGAGCGTTCTGCTTCCAGCCAGCGGATACTTATCATCCCCCGGAAGGCGATGCCGGGAAGTACTCCGCTTCCCCCCTCCACATAATATTCTCCGGGTTCCACACATCTTACCCATGCCAGCAAATCAGCCTCGTTGTTAAACCTGACAGCATCACCCGGAATAAAAATATGACCAAAACCAAATGCGCCCGGTATCGCCAGACAACCTTCAGTCCGGTCTCGAATATCACCCTGTGGCTCCATTATGGCTGAAACTTTCAGTCCCAGATTGTCGCGGGATTCCTGTTGCGCCTCTTCGCCTTCTGCTGCAATTTCTGACAGGTGATTAGGAGTTTTCAGTGCTGTTTTCAGCTCCGGAGTGATATCCACCTGCCAGCTCTGGGGAGGGACGCTGATTTGCGCGGACTGAGCAATGCCTCTGTAGGTGATTGTAAAATTGCGGACGAGTGACTCACCTGTCGTTTTCTGTCTGACGGGAGTTTTTATTACGCCGCATAACGTTCCACTGGCCTGATGGATGAGACAAATCCAGTCATAACTGAAAACACAGTCATCAGGAACAACGGCGCTGCACACAATAGTGTCCTGGCTTAACTGGCCACAGGTCAGTTCATTCACAGCGTATGTGATTCTGTCTTCCGGAACGGTATTGTCTTCGCGCGTTGGTTCCCGCTCCATCAGGGCAAAAATAATAGCGTCAGGGCGTGCAGGTAAATTACTGGCAGTGCATTCAGCAACCCACTTTTCAAATGCTTTTGTTAACAGTGCGCTCATTACTTCTTAATTCTCGCTAATGTTCTGCGGTAATTCTGGCCATACAATCGCGGCATACGATGCTTTATCTGTAACCTGGCTGAATGTCATCTCTCGTAACTTTTTTGTATAAATACGGCAGGCTTTCAGTTTTTCCCTGTCTTCGTCGCTGATTAATCCCAGCAGCAGGTCTTTTTCCCACTCGCAGGTCATGATGCTGGACTGTTTTAACAGGGCATCACGCTCGTCTTCTGCTTTTAATTTGTAATCGAAGACAAATTCATCATTGCGGTAAAACCAGTAACCCGGTGCAGTGATGCGGCGGTTAGCGGTAATATCCGGAACTTCAATAACACTGGCATTACGGGGTTCAATGCCTGTCATATCCTTACCGACCCACACCACGCGCCCGTCCCCGGTGTAAACCATTTTTATTGTGTCGCTGGCAAAGTTCTTCTGTTCTTCATACCAGTTTTTGTCGTCTTCCGAAAAAAGCCAGGTGACACCATATTGTTTTGTCATCTGATATTGTTCTGCGGTTTTCGGATTGCCCGCAGTAATATTTTTTAAATGCAACATTATTAAACACTCGCCACGTTATACCAGGTGCCGTTAATCAGTTTCTGAAGCGGTCGGTAATACACGCCGCCGATGTTATCTGCCGAATTACTTCCGGTTTCCTGCACATTAATACCAGATAATCCATGGCCTGAAGGTGAGCGAAATGTCCAGGATATCTGGTTACCTCCCGGGTTGTAATACATTTCGGAACCATAACGCACATCCTGCACGCCGCCTGTTTTGGTCTGGTAACGGGCATCAAAGTTTCCGTAGTCTGACGGTGTTACCCGCCCGGTAACGTTTACAGGTTTATTACTCTGAATGCTGCCACTCTGAAAACGCAACACATGCACGCTATTGGCATAAACATCCAGCAGGCCATCACCATTCTGTTTCAGGCCGGTATCGTTATCCCCGAAAGCAATTGAGTTTCCGCCCAGCGCATTCTGAACGCCGATACCCAACGCACCGTTAACTTTCGAACCACCGCCAACAGATACTGCGTGTAACATGGAAACTTCACCCGTCCGCAAATTAATAGTGAACGGACGCAGGGGGCCAATATCGCCATTCTCGCCCTGACCTTCACTGGTAGGGATAAGGTGCAGGCACTCTTCCGAACGACGAAAAATCAGGCCAAAAGCTTCGTTGAAAATCCTCAGTGCATTAACACCACGGATTTTCAGTTCCCCGGTCATGGTGTCGCCGTCGCGCTCAACAGCGTCTTTTGCTTTATCCATTGCGGCTTTTACTGCCTTTGATGTGGCGGCGCGGTCTTCTGCGTCGCTGTCGGTGGAGTTGCTGTACTGCGCAAAGCCTTTCTCCTGCAGTGTTGCGTCCGGATGATGGCGGGATTTTTCGTGCTCTGCCAGTGCATTGCTTTGTTCTTCGTCGGGTGTCTCCGGGCGCAGGTCCTGTGGGCCGTCTCCTGTCATTTTTGCAAGTGGCGCGACAAAGTGTCGGAAGCCGTTACCGTCTGTATAAGACGCATGTTCCTGGCGGGCGCAGAACGTAAAAACGGTATTCCATTCGCCAGTAACAAATCCCTGCCAGCTTGCATCAATCCAGAGGGTATCCCCGACCGCAGCCGGCAGGCTGTAAGGTTCGCGCAGACTGACGCGCAGACCTCCCACATAACCCACGCCGGCGGCAACAGTAGCGGTACCGTCCTGATAGCTGACCTGAAAACCATCCCCCAGAAAAGCGGCTTCACCGTAGTGATCAAACGCCAGCAGCCGGCGGGCCTCATCCATTCCTGCAAGGCGTGCAGTGAAATCAATCTGCCAGACATCAGCGCTGACATCGATATGCATTGCTGCGGCTGCGCCGTCAAACTCCATGGAAAATGTGCGGATCAGGTTGTTTCCCTGCACGCCGTTCGCTGTTTTAATTTTTTGCTGACGAGGTGTGTGTGCAATCATGCAGAGCACGCCGCTTTCTTCGTTCAGCAGACCGATCCAGTTGTATTCGAAGTCGCCGACTGTCGTGTCCAGAATGATGGAAAACGCGGTCGCGTTCGGCGACAGGTGGCCGTACTGGGTGACCGGCGCACGATACTGAATCATGGATTCATCAGGGAGTATCTCATCGCGGGGGATCTCTGCGGATTCATCCTGTCCCGGAATATATGCAAAAACAAATGTATCCGGGCGCGCAGGTTTTCCACTGATGATTTGATTTGCGCACCAGTGTTCGTACTGTTCAGTAATAATCGTGCTCATGCTTCATCTGCCTGTAATGTGTAATGTTCCACGGACAGGCCGTAATGTCCTGCCTGTAGCGAAGCGGTTAACCAGATGGTGTCCTTTCTCACCGTTGCTTCTGCTGTGTGATACCTGTAATGGCCATCGAATGTGCCGGCTGTCAGCCGGGCAGTGGTTGTATTGATTACCTGAAAGAAATAGCGCCTGCAGGTACGACCATACTGGCGCACGAGCTGCATCATCAGCGCGTTGTTTTCACTTAACTGGGTGTCATTAATGCGCAGTAAAATAACGTCCCAGTCATGCTGCAGTTGTCGTTCCAGTGTTTTAACGTCTCCCACGCCAAGACGCTTAAAGATGCGTTCGAAGCCGGCGCGTTCGCCAGAGTCCTGAGCGTTAATAAACGCGTGTTTCACTCTTAAGCGAAATAACGAAACCGGCTCACCTTTAAATCGGGTGATATTGCGCTGATAAGCCAGCAGGTTAAGTAAAGGCTCTGCGCAGGTGTCGACATCAATCTGCTGTAGTGGCCACGTCAGCCAGCTGTATACCTTTTCCCAGTAGCGATGCGATGAATGTGCCAGCGTTAACGGCTCGCCTTTATTCATCCAGGTGGGGAGTGGGAATTCAGGGATCTCCGGAAGTTTCACGCGCTCACCTCCACAGTAAGGGATTCCAGACGAGGAACAGCCAGATCACTGAGAATATCCGGAAGAGAAAATGTAACCGACTCCACCTGTGGAAATACCTGGTGGATCTCTTCGCCCAGTCTGGACATGCTGAAACGGCTATACGGCCATGTTTTCTGAACGTCATAATCGCTGTTTTCTCGAAATGCACAGCGAACCAGATTTTCCACATTGCGCAATAACGTCTGAATTTCCCCATCGCTGAGGTTCAGCGTTGCATATAACCAGAGTGTCACGGTCAGGGTGTGGCGTGTTTCAGGCATGGAAAAACAGCGCAGATCATCACCGTGTCCGTGATGACCTTCATCGTTAATGAATGCGTTTACTGCATCAACGAACGGTTCGGATGCGATGCCGGTATCCAGCAGAATGTAAGCATTTGCTGTGCCGGGGCCGCGTGGTGCGTCATGCAGAAAATAGATGCGGTCGGCACTGATGCCGGCAACGCCGGCAATTAATCCCCGGTAAACTGCATCGGTGTGATAAGCGCCGGCAAGATTAAACTGATTGCGAACACGATCACGCAGCTCGTCATCGCTTTCTTCGTTGGCACCCGGTGTGGTCAGCCAGTTTTCATCGTTCTCAACACCGGCAATACCATCAATCGCCACCGGAAGGATGCGGTAATATCCCGGCGCAAGGTTAAAGCCGGCTCCGGCCTGTTCCGCAGAAACATCGATGTTCATGCTGAGTGTTCCTGCCGGAATAACGGTATCCCTGACAACGATCAGCGTATAAATCACGCCGTTAATGCGTTCTGTCTGAATCTGCGTACCGGCCGGCACGGTAACTGCGCGATCAATGTCGTTTTTGGTGAAACGAATCACGCCGGCTGCGTGCGTGGCGGCCTTGCGTTGCAGGTTTACCGCCCAGGCAAAAACATCAACGAATACACCGCTGGCATCAGCCAGAAACAGGTTTTTCATCACCACATTAACCAGCGCATCTTTCAGCCACATCACGGGTTTTGTGGTGATAGCTGTAATCAGTCGCCAGAACGGCGACATGCGGGATGTGTTGGTGATAAGCCCTTCGTCTTTGACAATGGCTTCAAATTCAGCACGTGCCTGTTCTTCGGTTACCGGCATGCCATTATCAGCCAGAATGCGCTCGTAATCTGCGGTAGGTTTGCCGTTAATCATCAAGAGATACCGTAAAAGTCAGGGGTTCAAAAAAATCTTCGGTGTGGGCGCTAATCAGCAGGCGACCAGAAAGCGGGGTTTCTTCTGTCACACTGACCGTGCCAGGTGTGATGCGCTCATCATCTTCAATCAGCAGTGTCATCTGCATCATGATGTCGGCACGAAGCGTCGGGCTTTTTTCAGCCAGCAGGCGCGTTGCCAGTCCGCTCTCAATGATGGCGTGCTGGCAGTCCTGGGCAATACTTTCCCTGTTGTTGCATAACACCGGCTCACTGGCGCTGTTCAGCGTGAGATTGCGGCCGGTGATGAGCAAATCAATGTAAAGCGGTTTATCAGTATGCATGCAGCTCCATCCACTCGTTAAGACGGGCAGGGGATGGATCCTGCACATTGATGTTAACCACACGACGGGAGTTGTCGATGGTGGTCTGGTTTTCGCTGTTGTTCTGCATCTCTGCCGCAATGCCGCCCGGTCCCGCACTGATGGCTTTGCCGCCGGTTAATACGGAGCCTTCGCCACTTCCTGTGCTTTCCGGTGTGTCGATGTTAACGCCGGGGATCATGTTGAGCTTGCCTACAATCCAGCCCCATGAATCACTGAAGGACTGTTTCACCAGTTCCCAGAGGTTACTGAAAATATTCAAGATGCCGCCCGCGAGATCCTTCAGGGCATCCAGTGGTGAATGCGTGGAAAAATAGTTAACCAGTGCATTCCAGCCGTCCTGGATTGTGTTCCATGCATTGCCGAACCATGCCCCCATACTGCCGACCATTTCAGCCACCCACTGAAAGGCGGCGGTATCCATCAGCGCGGCTTTAATCTCATCCCAGCGGGTGATCAGGAAATAAATGCCCACGCCCAGCGCAGCCAGTGCCAGGATGATTAATGTGATGGGGCTAAAAAGTAACTGTGTTGCAATTGCAGCTCCGCTGGTGACTGCGGTGTAGATTTTCATTGCTATGCCGGCGGCACCCAGCGCAACAGAATAAAGCCAGAGTCCGGCGCGCTGTAATTTCAGCAGCGCCAGCTGAATTTTTGCTTTGACGTTGTATGTTCCCATAGCAATGGACATGGCCAGATACAGCGCCCTGACCGTTCGGGCAACTACAGTGAACGCCCACATGGTAGCCGTCAGTGTGCGTTTCAGCAGAATGAGAATCTTCAGCGGCGCAACGGCTGCCAGCCAGACCAGCCGCAGTCCTGTCCAGACAAACTTCGCCACACCCACCATAATGTTGACAACAGCACCCACTGCGGCAATGCCCAGCAGGGCGGCAGACAGTAAACCAATGGCCCGTGTAATATTGGGATACAGACGTAACCAGGCAACAAAGGATTTACCGCCTTCGTTGCTTTTCTGGATAAACGGGTACAGAACAGGCAGCAACTGCGTGCCGATTTCGATGCGAATGCCGTTAATAATTGCGGCGGCCTGTTCCCATGGATCAGCCATGGCCTGCGCCATTTCGACAGCCTTATCCATACCTTTGATATTGCCCAGCGTGGCGATATTCTTTTCAAGTCCGCCAATGTCCGCATTGAGTAATTTAATCATGGCCACAGCTTCATCGGAGCCAAAGGCGCTTTTCAGCAAATCGGAATCAGCCACTTTTGACAGATCACCAAATTTGCCCCTGATAAGTTTCATGATCTCGACAACACTTTTCATCGTGCCGTCTTTATTCACGAAATTAAGCCCCAGCTTTTTCTGGGCGCTGCCTACTGCGGCAAGAAATGCCTTGTACTTTGTCCCGGCCTCGCTGCCACTCATGGTGGCCTGCAGTTGTCCCAGCACGGCGAACTGTTCAGCCGCATCAATACCGGCCGCTTTTGCACTGGCACCCAGCGTGGTGAACGCCGCTGACATGTTATCGCCGGTTGTTTTAAACATTTGCACGGCGGTGGCGGTTTGCCCGGCGACCTGCTCCACCCATTTGCTTTTTCCCATGGCATCAGCCTGGTCTTTAAAGATGCCGTACATGGTGCCCATGTAGGCGGTAATGGTCTGGCTGCTGGATTTGGTTGCTGCTGCCACCGTTGCTGATGCGGTGGTGAAGCGGGACAGCTCATCGTCAGTTAACCCGGCAATGGCTGACTGGATGTCGTAAGAAGCACGCACAAAATCCTGCGCAGCCCCGCCGTATTCCATAGTGAAATCAACGGCGGCGCGGCTGAGTTTACGCAATCCGGACTCTGCGACGCCCAGTGATTTCACCTCACCGAGCGCCCTGTCCATTTCAATGGCTGGCATCAGTGCCCCCTGAATGGCTGCCCCCACTCCCCAGAGCGCAGCGCCTCCGGTAGCAATGTCCCGAAAGGCTCCCCGACTTGTTGCAGCAAATCCCTGAACCTGTCGCCCGGCTGCACGCAACGGCCTTGTCAGGCGATCTGTCAGTTCAAGAAGTAATTCAAGGCGCTGTTGTGACATTACGATCCCTTAAAAGCACGGATAATGCCGTTATTGACGGCGATGCTCATATTTTCCCAGTAGTGGTTATCCAGCCAGACGGCGGCAGCCAGTGACTGCGGCGAGTCATCCTCGCCGGGCAGCCAGTGGCGGCGCAGAATCAGCATCCGGGTCAGGTCATTGCGATCAATGGCCCCCAGATGGCTTTTTATTTTTTTACGGTGATTTCCACTTCCGGCACAAACTCGTTATTCACGGCTGTTGCCAGGCTGGCCGGCATTCCTGGTTTTTCCAGCAACTGGTTCAGCAGATCGCGGTGCTCTTTAATCACGATACGGCGCAGGTAGTTTTTCAGCGGCGCGATTTTGTTATCCGGCATGAAGTCGTTCTGCAGGTCGTTGTAGGCTTTTACGGTCGGGATAAACGTCAGTTCATGCTCGCCGACCTGTAAAGTGATGGTGTTCTCTGCGGTAGTCTGTGTGTTTTTATCGTTCATCATCATTTCCTTTTAAAGTCAAGAATAAGATGGCTTAATAAGCCTGCAGGAAGGCTTATTAAGCGTAAAATCAGCGCACGCCGTCGTGCTCAAGGCTGAAATGATTGCCATCCGGTCGGTTTTTAAAACGACCGCCCCATGCGCCACCAAGGGATTCCCAGTACTCGCCCAGCTCACGGTAGGCCTCTGTGCGGGTCTGATATTCACCGTTAATAAACAGATTAAAATCCACGGCCAGCCGCTGGCAGTGCAGGCTGTTGGCAATGCCGGATCCCTTTTGTGCGTTGAGTTTTGCCTGTTCTGGCGTGCGGTACGCCTCACCGAACGTCAGGCCATAACCGCGCTGATGGGCAAACTGGATGAGTTTTCCGATCATGACGGTAAATTGTTGTTGCTTATCGGAGAGTTTCATTTTTACTCCTTATGAGGTTGCTGAGGTTTGCGCAGCCAGTACCACAGTGCCCGGATAATTTTCCAGGCAATGGCGGCAGCTTTTTGTTCCCTGCGGGACAGCATTGCTGTTACTCCTCTTTGTTCTCTTTCTCGCCCAGCTTCCGGCGCATATGACGCAGGAAGATTTCAACAATCTGGTAACCGGCAACGCCCATTGCGGTGCCTGCGCCGGCAATGGCCAGTGGGTCAAGGTTCGGGTAGCGAACCAGCAGGGCAGCGGCAGAAACACCCAGCGCGCTCCCCAGCAGGGTTCGGCCCACAAACAACCGCAACGTAATCGGCTCTGCGCCAGCCAGCACCCGACTTGCGGCAGCGATTCCGCCCAGAATACCCAGAGTGATAATGGTGCGCTCATGCTCCTGCATGGTTCACCCCATCAGTCCGCGCACGTCGTTCTCTGAGAGAACGGGCACGCCGTTGATACGCACAAAGTCAGGGCTTGCCACCACGTACTTGATTTTGTGCGTGGTCAGATCTGCGCTCTCGGTGTCAATGCTTAACAGGCCGGAAAGCATCAGCTCACAACCGAAGGCTTCAACGCGGATTTCTTCGGTTCCCGTGTTGGCGTAAAACACAAAATCCATTGGCGGCAGGTCACGCCACGATCCCGCCTGAGCAGCCACTTCCCCGAGCTGGTTAAAGCTGCGGGTACTCATTTCGATTTCACCTTCGGCACTGACAGGGCCGCGCAGTTTGCCGTCAGGGATGCCACGGGTTTTGGCAACGGCGCTTTCATCGCTGATGTCCAGTGAGATGCTTTTCACATGGATATCCGTTCCACCGATAAAAGTGTCAAACGCCATGCCGTTAATGCGGGTCGTCATGCGTTTTCCTCCAGAGATTTATCCAGCTGAATGCCCACTTTGATGGTTTTAGGGCAGGCGTAAGGGCGGACGACAATGCTGATGCTGACCGTCTTTTCGTCCTGCCAGGTGATAACCACGTCGCCTTTCCGGGGCGATTTCACTTCGCCCGGAAACGTGATGCCGTTAATTTGCATGGATTTCGCCATGGCACGCAGTGGGCGGGCAAACAGCGTTTCATGTGCGGCAATGCTGCCCGGCGTGCTGTTCAGCGAGCGGTCGGCAATCTTGGGGATGGCCATCAGCCGCACGCGGCGCGCCACCTTATCAGCAATGCGGACATGCTCAATGACGTTGTAGTCCCCGCCTTCCACCTCAAGTGTTACACCGTCAGCCCAGTAAAGGCCGTCATAGTCGGCATACCACATGGGCACGCTGTAGCGGGCGGTTGCCAGCGCCTGCAGAGTGTCGAGATCAATTGCCTGCCCTGTGCTGTCTTTCGGGCGTTCTGTGGTTTTCAGTGCGGACAGGGGCCCGGTTGCCACACGTGCCGGACTGTCAGCAATGGTGACGGCGCTGTTACACAGGCGACCGGCAAGAACGCCCGGTTCAAATCCAAAAATCTCCGGAACCAGCATGACCTGCGGGGCTGCAATGCCTTTCTGTAGTGCGGTCAGTTCGGCAACGTATTCCGCCCAGGTTTTACTGTTGTCGTTGGCGGCGATGGTCAGGATGAACCAGATGCGGCGCTGATATTTATTGATGATGGTCTGACGTAACGCCTGTATGGCGTTGATGTCATCCTTCGTGCTGACCGGCTCGGTGATCACCACGCCTTCAACTGAAACAGTTTCCTGAGCCGCCAGTATGGCGTTCTGCCATACCTGGCAGGCTGGCGTTGCTTCTTTGCCTTTGCCGGCTTCCGGCAGAACGGCAACATAGAAAAAGGCATTCTGTCCGGCATTGGTCAGTGCAGACTGAAGGAAGTTCTTCAGCGGGCTGGCGTTCTTTCCCAGTAGCTCATCCAGATCGCTGTTGGCATTAACCGGCAGAACCTCACCTTTGTTGTTTTGTGCATTGCCCACAAACAGCAGCGTATTTTCCACGCCGTCCGGTGAACTGCTGAATGTGTTGTACTGTTCAATCGTGACAGATGGCCATGTCATGGTTTGTCTCCTGATTTTTGTTATCTCGTGCCGCCGTAATGCAGGCTGCGCAGCTGCGCTTCCAGAATGCGGGCAAATTCAGCATCGCTGGCTCCCAGAAATGCGCGGGAGGGGATTTTGATTTCCCATACACGTTTTTTCTGCTCGCCTTTCAGAATGCTGATCACCAGTCCGGCCTGCGCCATACTCATGTTTTCCATAATCCATTTCAGGGAAGGTTTTCTGCGCCCCCTGCGCCCGGTCTTTTTGCTGACTGCGCCGACGGGGGCGCGAAAGCCCAGAGAAAGAAGGCGTTCTGCCTGCCGTCGTGTGGCGGGACGGGTGCGCATGGCTTCGCTGTCCCGGCGCTTTGTGGCGCGGCCTTTGATGGTTGCGCCGTGCTGTTGCACCCACGCGACCGCCCCACCATGAGAGCCGGTGTTGTAAGCCCCTTTTTTGAAGAAAAGGCGGACACTTTTCCCGCTGCCGTCAACCCTGATGGCCAGCAGTTTCGGCAGTCCCAGCAGCATTTTGTTTTTATACCTGCCGCTGGCTTTATCCGGTCTTTTTCGTGGTGCCCAGGCTGCCCCCTCCGGTGTTCGCTGTGCTTTCACATTGCGTCGTGCAGCCGGTATCAGGCCGTATTTCGCAATGCGAACCAGCAGCTTTCTGGCCTTTGCAGGCGGAAGTTCTGCCTCTCTGATGGCGCGACGAACCTGCCGGAGTTGTGACTCGTTAATCACTGGGCGCGTCATGGCATCACCTGACAGTGAAGCTGATGCGCCTGAGCCACCCAGATTTCAGGCTTTTCCAGCTGGTAACGTTTCCCGCCTCTGGGGATGGGGCCGTTTTCGTCCTCAACCAGGGTGATGGGATCAACCAGCGGCAGACTGATTTCCAGCCATGCCACTTCATTTTCATCATCCACTTCGACGTCAACGGCTGGCGCATCCGGTGCCAGGCGCTGGCGCAGGTCGCCGCCGTTGTCTGCCAGCCAGGCTTCAACCAGAGAAAACACCAAATCCGGATTGAGCTGACGATAGGGCCATGCGTCCCATCGCAGAAAAGCCGTATATTTTCGGACCTGCGTACATAACTGCCCGTGCCCCAGCGACTTCGTAAACGGAACGAGCGTGATGTCGTCCATGTCACTGGTGAACGGAATGCGTGCGCGTGCCGGCAGATTGTTTTCAATGAATGCCGTCAGGCTGGCGAGTTGCGTCATACCATTTCCTTAATCAATCAGCGCGATGGATGCACGCGGTCGGCCCAGCAGCGCCCGCACCGCCATGGCCGCTTCAGCCAGCAACGTCCGGCGGCTCTCGCTGGCTTCTGATGAGGGCTGCGCCTCGCGTCGCCCCACGCTGGCAGATTCCGGCAAAAGATCGGCCTTTGCGCGGGCATACACAGCCTTGGTGTACAGTGCTGTAATGTGGTTCTGCATCCGTTCAGGTTGTGCATCCGTATTGCGCGGCTCTGGTTGCAACACGGTGTAACCCGGAATATCGGCGGCCCGGATGTGGCCCTGTTCCTGCCAGTATTCACGGCGTGCAGCCAGTTCAGTGTTAATCTCTGTTACCGCGCAAAGCAGTGCCGTCAGCACCGTTTCGTGTGACGTGACGGCGGGGATGCTGCGGCTCTTTTCAAAATCGCCGGCATCAATATCCGGCCAGAATCCATCGTTCTGAATAATGGCCTGCTGATAGTGAATGCTTTTCCCGTCAAACATGCTCACTCCGGGGAAAGGCGGGCTGACCGGTTTCCGCAGTGTGCTGATGGCTTTTGCCGGCACACCTCCACCGCGCCCGCCCGGTTGTTGGGAGTCGTTTACGTGCCCTGCAACGCGCGCAGTCTTGCGGCAATGCGCTGGCGCAGGGTTTTCACCTGAATTTTTGGATGCAGCCAGGCAGCCCGTTCCAGACACTGGTCGGCCTGTTGCAGTCTCTCCGGATCGTTAATTGCACTGGCCAGCGGTTTACCGTCATCGCCGCGCAGCAGCAGGACGCCTGCAAAGCGCCAGTAGCTGGCAGCAAGGCGTTCATTCACGCGCCATTTGTCACGGATTTTTTCAAACACCTGCTGAAAATATGGCGCGATACTGTTCCCACGTTCAGCTTCGGTTTCTGCCCATTCAAGAATGAAATGGGCCACAAACGTTGGCAGCTCGCTTTTGAAGTTCTCCGGCGTCTTTTGTCCCTGCTCAATGGCAATGTCAGCCCACCGCAGCGCCATCTCAAACTGCCCGGTATCGAACAGCCAGATGATGCAGTACACCAGAATGGGATTCTGATAGACGCGTTCCCCCTCCAGATAAGCCTGTGCGTGTGGCAGCCAGCGGGGCAGCAGCGTGTTCCGTTTGAATTCCAGCTTGTCAGACAGCAGCTCCATGTTGTGCAGTTGTCTGACATCGTTATCCAGTGCCAGCAGCTTAATGTGCTGACTCTCTGTGCTGATGGCGCGTCCGTCCGTTGTGGTCATGAGCGCCGCACGGCGCTCATCCATCTGTCGGGCACGTTGTCGCTGCATTGGCGTTGGCATACCGTGCGCTCCGTTTATCAGGCGATGGTGACCGCAGACTCATCCACGGCAGCATATAAATCCGGATCGCCCAGGGCGTACCCCTCGTAACGCCAGTATGAGTTTTCGAACTGTTTGCGATCGCCCACATCTTCCGCTTTACGACGGCGGGAACCCTTCAGCGTCAGGATCTGCAGGTTTGGCAGCATGGTCACCACCATACGCTTACCCGGCATAAACGGCGGAATGATGGCCTTGCGGCCTGCGATGTTCTTCGTCAGCAACTGTGCGGCCACTTTTTCGGTGGGCTTGTCCTCTTTGTTGTAGAGGCGTAGTTCTTCAGCAGCCACAAGGTCTGCGCCAACCAGCACAGTAAGGCGAGGATCGTTGTGATATTGCGCCGGGATATAAGTGCGGATCAGGTCTGAGGCCATGGCATCAAGGCCGACATAATCACCGCCTTCGCCCAGGGTAACGGCGTCCGTCAGAATACGGGAGGTATTGCCGGGCTGTTCTCCCCACTTTTTGGCGATTTCATGCCAGCCGATGTTGACGTCTTCGCCGTTCGGGTGACTTTCCGGGTCAGAGTTTTCAGCAGCCTCTTTGCCGTTAAAGCCAATGCGCAGCATGTCCAGCGCAAAGTTGGTGACGGCGGCGGAGTTCATCAGGTTGAAAAATTCCTGCGGGCTGCCGGCATTCGCCCAGATGGCGAGTTGTTCCCAGGTGATCACGCAGCAGGAATCAGTTTCAACGAGTTTAAATTCGTTGCCTTTGATGCCCGAACCTTTAGCGAAACGACCGCTTTTCACGCGACCGGTGCGCAGCGTGGATTCTCCCACTGTGACGACCTGCCCCTGCGGGTGCGGAACGTCCATGCAGGTGGTGAAACTCAGAAATTCCGTGCTTTCCAGCAGGGCTTTACGCAGAGCAATACTGCGTGGCTCGGTCAGCGAAAAGAAACGATCGCTTGATTTTCCGCAGTCACTGAATGTTTTTTGCAGTTCGCTGATGTACTGATTAACCAGCTTTTGTGCTTCTGGTGTCATGTTCATTGTGTTCTCTCCGGTTACACCAGGTTAAAAGTTTCGCCACCGGCCGGATTGTTACCCGGCAGCTTCGTGGCATCCTTGCTGAGTTCAGCAAATGCGGTTTCCATACTGGTGACTTTCTCCGCGATGGCGTTCACCGTGGAGAACAGCTTTTCCCCCTGCTCAGTGGTCAGCGTGAAGGTTTTGTCGTCCTTGTTGTTCTGTTCTGCGTTGTTCTGCCCCTGATCGCCGGTGCTGCCTTCCGGCTTGTTATCACCAGTATCTTTCGGGGCATCCTTCGCGCTGAACTGCGCGACGTTTTCTTCCAGCTTGTCCAGGCGTTCGCTGGTTTTATTAATAGCGCCCATTAACTGGCTGAACTGTTCTTCGTTCATGGCTTGGTAGATTCCCTGTTGGTGGTTGTCAGATGAGAAGAAGCGGGAGAAGAAGTTGCGCTTGGCCAGCTCATCATCAGACTGCAGCGTAAAATTCAGCGCCTCTGCGTTGCCCATATGGATGGTTTCCCCCATGGAAAACTGCAGGCGTGTGGTGTTAACGCTGGCCGGGGTATCCGTCACGGCGATACCTGACACAAAGAATTTGCCCGTGCCCAGATAGTTTTCCCGCACCTCAATGGAGGTAAAAAGCTTCTGCCCGGCCTTATTGGCTTCAATCAGGAAGCGATTTGGGATCAGGCGTGCTTTAAGCTGCACCTTGTCACCAAATTTTTCGACTTTCAGGGCATCAACAAGGCCGTAGTTATTGGTGAAGGCACGCCATCCGGAATCGGCGTGATATGGCCAGAGCATGGCGGCTCGCTCGTCCGGGTTGTAAACCTCGGCGGCATCTGTCAGCCACTTCGGATCAATTTCCCGACCGTCGATGGTGGGGCCTGATGTGGCAACCACAACCCAGTCTGTTTTCTGCTTCGTCATCTGAATTAATCCGCTGATAAAAATTAAACTGGCGTTATTTAACGGAGAAATAAAAATGTCGTCATCTGATTAATTTCCGGTACTTTCGGATATGTGCATATATCCGAAAAATATCGAAAACAGATAATCGTTAAAAAAATGCCTGCAGCAAATAATGGGATATTACGGAACGTTACGGAACGAACCGGGAAAAGATGAAAACTGGTTAAAACAAATATCACAGGTATTTTATGGCGTATTCTGACGAGGTGATTGCTGCTGCAAAATCGCTCTATCTGAAAAGGCACACACCAAAAGAAATACAAAAGAAGCTCGGACTGAACAGCCCGCGAATTGTTTATTACTGGGCGACAAAGTTTGAGTGGTACATGCAGCTCAATACGGAAGGCGTGGAAGATGTTATCGCCCGGCGTCTCGCTGTACTGGCGGAACGTGACCATAAGACCCAGGAAGAACACGATGAGCTCGATCGCCTGATTGGTCATCACGTCAAACTGATGTCGGTCAGAAACAAGCACACGGAACGAATGGCTGAGATTGCGCGAATGGGAGTGGACATTCCCCAACCTGGCCGTTATGGAAAAGAAGAACGCGGAGAAAAAGGTGCAGGCAAGAAAGAGCGTCCCCGCAAAGCTAATGACGTTTCCGGACTGACTGCTGAAAGTTTTGAGCCGTTTACGAAAAAGTTGTTTGCTTATCAGTTGCATCTGCGTGAAAACAAATTCCGCCGTGTACGCAACCTGCTTAAATCCCGCCAGATTGGGGCGACGTATTACTTCGCGTTTGAGGCATTTGAAGATGCAGTATTAACCGGCGACACACAGATATTTTTATCGGCATCAAAACGTCAGGCCGAAGTGTTCCGTACTTATATTGTAAAAATTGCACAAACAGAGTTTGGCATTCCCATTAAAGGCAATCCGGTTAAGTTAAGTAATCTGGCTGAACTGTATTTTCTGGCGACCAACAGTAACACAGCGCAGTCAAACAGCGGCCACCTGTATATTGATGAATACCTGTGGATCCCCGGTTTTCGCCGTCTCAATGAAGTGGCATCAGGGATGGCCACCCATAAACACTGGCGCATTACCTATTTCTCCACGCCGTCATCCAAAACACACCAGGGTTACCCGTTCTGGTCTGGCGATGAATGGCGCAAAGGCGATCCGAAACGAAAAGGGGTTGAGTTTCCGTCCTTTGATGAGCTGCGCGATGGTGGGCGTGAATGTCCGGATGGTCAGTGGCGCTATGTGGTTACGCTGGAAGATGCCATTGCTGGCGGCTTTAACCTTGCTGACATCAACGAGCTGCGCGAGCGATACAACGAAACAGCGTTCAATATGCTGTTTATGTGTGTGTTTGTGGATGACAAAGAGAGCGTCTTTAAATTCGATGATCTTGTGCGTTGTGGTGTTGATGTCAGTACGTGGGAGGATTTTCACCCGGAAGAGCCCATGCCATTTGGTAACCGTGAAGTGTGGGGCGGCTTTGACCCTGCGCGCTCCGGCGATAACGCCACATTTGTTGTGCTGGCACCGCCGCTGGTTGCGGCAGAACGATTCCGCGTGCTGGAAAAACACCACTGGCGCAGCATGTCATTCCAGTTTATGGCAGAGCGTATCCGCAGCATTAAGGCGCGCTATAACATGACATTTATCGGCATTGACGTCACCGGTCTTGGCTACGGTGTCTTTGAGCTGGTTCAGGGATTTGCCCGCCGTGAAACAGTGGCCATTCATTACAGCGTGGAATCCAAAAACCGCCTGGTGATGAAGATGCTGGATCTGATTTACGCCAACCGTATTGAGTGGGATGAAGAAGCCACGGATATTCCGGCATCGTTCCTGGCCATTCGTCAGGAATCCACCAACAGCGGCAATAAAGTCACTTTCACCGCCGAACGTAGCGAAGAAACCGGGCACGCTGACATCTTCTTTGCCATAGCTCATGCCGCAAGTAATGAACCCCTGAACTATAAGCACAAGCGCAAATCAACATGGATCCTGTCAGATGAGTAAAAAGAAAAAATACCCCGTGTTACACGATGGCGTGGCAAAAAAAACAGCCAGCAAAATGACGTTTATTGAATTTGGTGACCCGGAACCGGTCGCTGCATGGGGCTGTTATTACGGCTCGCTCTGGGATGGCTATAACGGCTGGTACACGCCGCCCATTGAGCGCATGGATCTCGCCATGTTGTCCAATATCGCACCGTATCACGGCGCGGTATTGCGTGCGCGCGTCAATATGATCATGCAGGGTTTTCGGGGTGGTGGTGGTATGACACACGCCGCCATGGCGGCAGCAGTAACCAATCTGCTGATATTCGGGGATATGGGGTTGCTTAAAGTGCGGAATGGCTTCGGTCGAGTGGTGCGCCTGCATACGTTACCTTCTCTGTACCTGCGGCGTAACAACGAGGGTGGCACGGTGATTGTGCAGGCGGCACTGGAAGATCTCGTTTACCCGCCAGGCGAAGTGGTGTTCGTGGCCATTTATGATCCGCAACAGCAGGTTTACGGTGTCCCGGATTATATTCACGGGATGGAATCCGCCATGCTGAATGTGGATGCCACCCGCTTTCGCCGCAAGTATTACAAGAACGGCGCACATCTTGGTTATATCCTGTATTCCACTGACCCGGACATGGATCCCGAGCTCGAGGCGGAATTCCGTAAAAAGATAGAGGCGTCAAAAGGGGCGGGCAATTTTAAATCCATGTTTATCAATATACCGGGCGGAGACAAAGAAGGCGTTAAGGTGATCCCTATCGGGGATTCAGGTACAAAAGATGAGTTCCTGAATATAAAAACCATCAGTGCCCAGGATCAGCTCGTTGCGCACCGTTTCCCACCCGGACTTGCCGGCATCATTCCCGCAAATACGGCCGGGCTTGGTGACCCACTGAAATCCCGCGAGGCATATTACAGGGATGAGGTTATCCCGATGCGCCGCCTGATTATGGAGGGGATCAACAGCGACCCGGATATCAGACGACTGGGGGAGGTGAAATTTATTCTTGATTTTGATGAACCCATGGAGTGATGTGCGGTATGGGGAAAGAGCGGGTAAAATCGGTGGCAGTAAAACGCTGTTCCGGGAGGTGGAAAATGCGCAGACAGAAAGCGCGATGTCATTGCTGCGGTGCACATGCAGTGATTGAGAAAACAGCCTGGAAAACCGATCAGTTTGCTGATGTGTATTACCGTTGCACCCGTCTTGAGTGCGGGCATACCTGGGTGATGAATCTGACCTACTCGCACACACTGGTGCCCAGCGGGCTGGAGAATGGTGTGTTAAAGCTGTTGATTGAGCGGATGCGTCCGGAAGAAAAACAAATGGCTCTGGAGTTGTTGCAGGCCGGATAGCTGACGCGCTTCGCTTGTCCAACCCGGAACGGGCGCACAAAGAATTTGCGCACCCGTTCCGGGTTTTCTTATTCAATGGCAGACAACTGATAATTTGTGTCTTCCTGCAGGCTGGTTAAAGAAATATTATCCAGTGCAGCCAGAATAACGTGCTGTGTATATAATCCGGAACATTTCATTGCCCGGACAATATCACCAACACTGTAATTTTCTTTTGTTGGGATATATCCACCACCCGGGCCGCGTGTGGCTTTTACCAGGCTACTTTCCCGTAAATATCTGAATATTTGCTCCAGATATGACAGTGAAACGGTTTCTTTGCTTAATTGCCGGAGCGAGATTGGCTTTCCGGTGTACTGTTTCACAAATTTAATCATTACCATAACTGCAACTGATGCACGCTGGCTTCCGGAATTATCTTTCATCATGATTACTTCCATTAATGGCATAAATTGATGGAGCGGGTCAGTGAATAAAGAGGCAATACATTCCATCCCTTAGAGCGCCAGCTGTCTGCAACATCTTTACTTCTTGTTATCGCCGGTATTCCAATAGGATTATTTGCGTGTATCCATGCCACTGGCTCTGCTTCCAGTGATGCAAGTGCGATTTCCAGTGCGGTTAACATATTGTGATCGTCTTCATCAAGACCGAACGGGATGTCTTCGCGCCACGATTTAAACTCTGTGATTTTACGTTGTAACCATTCTTTGGTAATGGTGGACATAGTTACTCCTGTTTTCACTTCGGGAAAAACGCCTGAATATTCTTTTTCACCTGCTGCATATGGGGGGCGCTGTCTGCTGCTGGTTGCGCCGGTTTTTCAGGCTGTACTGGTAGCGGTGGCATCCGTATTTCGTCTTCTGACCATTCTGCCAGCGAATACGCCAACGCGGGGGTGCGTTTTATAAGAGCCAGTCCGGCCAGAAAAGCCGCGCGTTGTGCGCGGCTGCGTTCGGAGGCTGGCAGGCTGTCGAGGTAACTGCACGCCTCCCGTTCGCTCTTGACGACGGTGGGCTTCAGATAGAAACTTATCCGTCTGGTTGGTGTCGTCATTGATTTACTCCTGGTCCATTGCGTACAGCCCATTAACCAGAGCAAACTGTGGCACCCCGTCCGCGATGAAAGTCGCATTAACTCCGCAGGCTTCGCAGATAGCGGGTGCCACAATCTCCGCTCCTCCACCTACAACCATCACCCGCCCGTAACCCGAAAAACCCGCCAGCGCGCGGATCACGCGTTGTTTCAGTGTTTCTTCCTTTTCACGAATAACTGCCATCAGGCTGGCGTAATGCGCGTCATTGTGGATGTGCTGGCGCAGCCAGGCTTCATCGTGGCGATGTTCGATAATGGTACTGGCGATGTGGTGACTGGTGCGCATACCGTTAGTGGCCATCACCGACAGCACGGCATCGGCCATCAGGGAAACGCCTACGTGTGGATCGCAAAACACCTGGCTGATACCTGCCAGCTGCCCCTGAACCTTTGCCACATCCAGCGTGGTTCCGCCCAAATCCACAATCAGCAGGGATTCAAACGGACTCATGTCGGCCAGTGCTTTAAAGCCAGCCGGAATGGATTCAGGCATAACCCGCACGTTACGGATAGT